TTGCATTGCTTGACAAACTCCCAAAGGAGCAACAGGCGAAGTTCATGAAGGACATCGACCACATGACCCCTGCACGATTCGAGAAAGGCATTCAATTCATCCAAAACCAACTTGCAAAATCATGAACCTACTCGAACAAATGAACGCTGACGAGTTTAAGAAACTCCTTGAGTTCAAAGACAAATTTCCCATTATTGGCCTTGACTTGGTCAAAGCCTTGACCGAGAAAACCCTTCCAATCCAACTAACCTTGGGCGAGTGCATCGACCTGTCCAATGCAGTCGGTATTCGATACGGCCAGTACTGCAACCAAATCTTTGACGCTTTTAAATCGAAACCATGATTCACCCAACTCTCATCACAATACCAAAGGCTGACATCTGCAAGGCAGAAATCGCCCAAATAGCCCAGCAACTGACCGACCGAATCAAAGACGGAGAGGTCAACCCGGTGGAGGCCCACATCAAACTAAAGGCCATCGTCAAGGCTTTGGAGGCAACCATCAAGGCCACCGAGCAGACCGTTGCAGACGAGGCCTCCAAGCACGGCAAGACCTTCCAAGCCTTCGGTGCAGAGATTACCCTCAAGGAAGGGACACTCACCCCCAACTACGAGGAAGACGAAGTGTATGCCGACCTCAAAGCACAACTCAAAGCGAGGGAAGAACTGCTCAAGATAGCCTTTCGGCAAGCCGGTAAGACCGCTATCTTTGACGAATCAACAGGCGAGCAGGTTCCAGTCTGCACCGCCAAGGCCACCAAAGCGTCCATAGCCGTATCTTTTAAATAACCACAAAATGGAACTATACAATTTTGATAATCAAATCGCATATTGCGAAGCCATGGGCCTTTCTAAATGTTTTGAGGCTTATGCAAAAAACTGCTCATCCGAGGAAATTATGCTAATCGGATTTAACAAAAATAGCGGTAATGTTTATATTGCCCTTGAAAACGGGGTTACAATTTGCAGTATGCTTGGCCGTGATGTCAGTTACATTTGTCATAGCAATGAGGACGAAGAATTGTTTTTTGCGTCTTACGAGGAAACATTAAATTGTTTGCAACAATGAAAAGAGTCGTCAACACCATCAAGGCTTTGCGGTTATTATCGCAGAAGCCTCTCAGGGCCTCTCAGTTGCAAGATATTCTTGGAACGAGCAAAGGGGCCACCTACCGAATCATAAGGGATTTACGGGCCTCTGGTGAGGTCGTAGAGAGAACCCTTTGCACTTACTCAATTAAACCTAAAAATCAATGATAGGTAATAATGACTTTAGGTTTGACGTTGCTCTTCAAAAAGAATTTGAACATGAAGAAAATCTTGCAAATTTATTAAAAGAATTAAGCAAAGACCTTGGAGGCGATAATAGAAGGTTTGAACTAAAGCATGATTATCAAACTCACAAAACAGGAAATGTTTATATTGAATTTGAATCAAGGCAAAAGCCAAGCGGAATCTCAACATCTCAATCCGACTGGTATGTTTTCCTTCTTGAACCTATCTTAATTTTTATACCAACTAAAGTCCTAAAAGAAATTGCACATAATTATCCAGTAAAATTAGGAGGCGATGATTTAACCTCAAAAGGCTATTTAATACCAATAATTGATTTAATAAAAGACTCACAACTAAAAAACAAACCCATGAGTTACACCCCCCAACCCAACACCTTCACCCTGTTCGTCAACGACAAAGGCGACAACCCGAAACGCCCGGATTACAGGGGCGATGTGGTTCTCCCCGATGGAACCAAGATGCGCCTCTCCGGGTGGGTCAAGGAATCCAACGGCAAGCGGTTCATCAGCGGTAAAGTAGAGCCGATGCAGCAGCAGACCAGCGGTGGAAATCTTGCACCACAAGATGGCGATATGCCTTTTTAGTGTAAATTTGTGCCTTAGATACATTTACCAATAGACGCATTGCTTGTATAGCAGCCAAGTGATGCTACCGATAAAGGGTCATGCTTGAACCCCTACCCCGGCTGCTGCTATCAGTCGGGGTATTTTTTTTTACCGCTATGAAGCAAATATCTTGGTTTAAATTCTCCCCAGCCGATTGGATGATGGGCAGAATATCACGGCAACCTGCCGAAGTTCAAGTCGCATTCCTACGCCTTTGCTGCGTGTATTGGAACGCAGAATGTGAGATGACTCACGACCACGCTCACTTGGAGGGGGACGGACACTTGGAGCGACTACTCACAACCAAACTTGTTGAAACCAATGGTCAGCATATCTTCATCAAATTCCTTGATATTCAATGGGAAGAGGCCAATTTGCACCGTACAAAGATGTCCGAAGCAGGCAAAAGAAGTGCCGAACGAAGGCTTACTAAGGTTCAAGAAACTCCAACTCACGTTGAACCTATGTTCAACCTACCTTCAACTGAGGTTGAACCTGTGTTCAATAGAGAAGAGGAGAGAAGAGAAGAGGAGAGAAGAGAAAATGTGAGTGAGCAGTTCGAGGGTTTTTGGAAAGCATTCCCAAGAAAGACCGACAAGGCAAGAGCCAAGCGTTCATTCCTACGTCTAACCAAGACCGAGCAAGAACTGGCAGTCAGCAACATTCAACGCCTCTACTCCGAAACCCCTGCACAATTCGTTCCGCACCCTTCCACCTACCTAAACGGCAAAAGATGGGAGGACCAAGCCATCCAACGAACACCTAACTTCGCCTACTCAAACCTAACCTCCGATGATGAACCCTTACCAGTTGTCCGCTGAACGCAAACTGCTCGGCTGCCTCATGGACAAGTTCGTGAACCGAACTGTCCTCCTAACCCAAATTCCTGAACGCCTATTCACAGGCAACAACGTCCTCCTGTACCGGGCTATCGAGTCCCTCCACAAAGCAGAGCGAGAGGTGGACATCGTTACCGTCTACAAATACCTCGCAGACCAAGGTCAAGCCCATGTCCTGCTCGAAGGCATCGACCCCGAAGCAGGGCTTGTCAGCAACTGGAAGACCTACGCATCCGACCTGCACGACCTTTGGAAGGAACGTGAAGAAGCAAGAATCATGGAAGAACTCGCCCATGACCGGGACATACCTAAAGCCTTTCAACGCTACCAATCCATTCAAGCCGTTGAATCCAACGCCTCCGAATCGTCAGCCCATGAACTGGCAAAGGATTTTCTCGTAAACATGAACGAGGTCCGGGAAGGCAGACGCAAGGACCAAATCTACCAAACCTTTATCCGACCGCTTGACAACATCTGCACTGGGTTCAAGCCATCCGAGTTCATCCTCGTAGGTGGTAGGCCTGCAATGGGTAAGACCCTGCTCGCTTTGCAAATAGCGATGAACCAAGCCATGGCCGATATTCCCGTCGTATTCTTCACGATGGAGATGTCAGCAGACCAACTGACCCAACGTATGCTTTCCAACCTTGGAACCATGGACGGGTCTGCATTCCTAAAACCCGACGAGCGTATCAGCACCGAGCAGTTCCTGACCTTGGCCCAAAAAGCCGACCAACTGAAAGGCAAGCCTCTCTACATCGTGGACTTGCACCAAGCCAACCTCGACCGCATCGAGGGGGAGATAGCGAAACTTAAGGCCAAGTTCGGAATCGTTGGTTTCTACCTCGACTACCTGCAACTTGTAGAACCTGCCAAGATTGACAAGCCCAAGCCCAAGATTGAGCAGATGACCAACATTAGCAAGCAACTCAAAGCAATCTGCAAGAGGCAGAAGGTCTTCGGGGTCGTGGTTTCTTCGCTCTCAAGGGCAACCGAAGGCAGGGCCGACCATCGTCCCATCATGTCTGACCTGCGAGAAACGGGGCAACTGGAGTTCGATGCCGACAAAATCGCTTTTGTTTACAGGCCCTACGAACACGACAAGAGCGCAGAGCAAGACCTGATGGAAGTCATCTTCCGAAAGAACCGGAACGGAAGCCTTGGAATCGCCCAAGTTCAATGTCAACTGCCCTACACCAAAGCCAACGAATATCCGCTATGACCCCCGAATACACCCTGCAAGCAGCCTGCGTTAAGTTGTTCAAACTCCTAAGGCCACACGAAGAAGGGCGGTTGTTCCTGAACCTCAACAACCCACGAAGCCGAACCAACGGTCATTTTCTCAAGGGCATTGGCCTGACCGCTGGGGTTGCAGACATGACCTACCTCTCCGACAAAGGAGCCATCTTCCTTGAGTTCAAGGCCAATAAGGGCAAGCAGTCCCTCTCGCAGAAGTGGTGGCAGGGACTGGTCCAAGAGGCAGGGTACAGGTACGAGGTCATTCGGAGCATTGAGGATTTTCAGCGAGTGGTTGTAGGTGTGGAATAGTTGTGTAAATTTGCGCTATACGCAATCGGATATAATGAATGAGGAATCGGTCAATAAGCACCCTTATCGCATATAATGAATGATTAATCCGTCAGCCCACACGCTGACAAAACCTCCCCCATCGTCAGCCTATAACCTTACCAAACAAACCTTAACCCCATGAAAACCACACCTATCGATTTCCGACGCTGGCAACTGCACATCCGCAAGGAGTGCGTCAACTGCAACCGCCCCGACAAATCCGAAACCATCAAGGCTTGGTCCGTGAACTGGACCCTGCTCGGTCGAATCCTTCAAGCCAAAAACGCCTGACATGGAATGGATTAAATGCTTGGACCGTATGCCGGAACCTTACGAGCCAGTCCTGATATTCACGACCGACATGAACCAAGCCTACGCATGGCTCGGAGATGGACGCTGGCACTACGAGCATCAAACGTGGTTCCTAATCGAAGTAAGCCATTGGATGCCCCTACCCCCTAACCCGTTCTAACCCAAACAAAATGAAAACACCAGACGAAATCCTCGCCAAGCACGAAAACGCTAATGAGATGCACTTCCATCAAGTTGATAGGGAATGGATTATTGAGGCGATGAAGGACTTTGCCTTTGAGTTTGCGGAAGCAGCCGTTGAGAATTGGGGATTGACCAAAGTTGAACGGAATTATCTGGTAAACTTCTATAAGAAAATAACAACCAACCCCTAACCCCAAGCCATGAAAAACGAATTTATACCTTACGAACAAGCCCTTGCACTCAAAAAACTTGGGTTTGATGAATCATGCTTGGGGTACTATGATATAGAAGGCTTAAAAGTAAGTTATGATAGATATTTGAATAGCGAGAACAAAAACAGTTTGTTCCCACATCCATCTATCACGAATAATCCAAAAATATCTGCCCCCCTCTACCAACAAGCGTTCAGGTGGTTCAGGGAGGAGTGCGGATTAAGGTACTTTATTGAGTATGACAACGGCCATTACAACGCTGTTGTTCAATCCTCTTTAGTGTACCATTGTGACACTCACGAAGAAGCGGAACTTGCCTGCCTTAAAAAACTAATTGAACTTTTAACCAAGACGGCATAACCATGGACCTAATCTCACGCACCATCCTCGGATATACCGCAGAGGTTGTCGGGGTCAGCCCCGATGACATCTTGAGCGAAGTCAAGACCCAAGAACTGGTACTTGCTCGAAGCATCTTTGCCGACATCGCCTACTCGGAGTACCTGTACACCTACTGCCAAATCGGGCGTATCATCAAGAGGAACCACGCAACGGTCATGCACAACCTTGAAATCCTTGCGATAAACATGAGAGCAAGGCCCGACATCAAGTTCCTGCGTACACAAGTTTTAAACAGGACACGGGATTTTTTGCAACATTAGCGAGAACCCCATTCATCTTTGCGTGAGTGAACGCAGAGGCTACCATTCTTGACCTGTACCGAAGCGGAGAAATCCGCAAGGCTTGCCTCACCATTACGGGGGGCAATCCGCTTTGGAAGGACCTCGAACAAGAGGTCGTCCTGATTCTGCTCGAAAAAGACCCTGACAAGATTACCAAGATGCAGGTACAGGGATACCTGCGGTTCTACATCGTCCGTTTGATAATGAACCTGTACCGGGGCAACAACAACCAATTTGCGAAGAAGTACCGCCACCACGACGAGCGAGTAGAGGTGGACCCCGAAACCCAAGAAGAGGGCAAGGACTACGATACCCTTCTCGATGACCTTTGGGCCATCGCCCAGCAAGAGATGGATTCTTGGGCCAAGGATGGGGCATTTCCGTACGACAAAGAACTGCTCAATCTGCTGATGCAGACAGGTAACATGAAAGCCATGAGCCGGGAAACGGGCATCCCGTACCGCTCAATCATTTACTCCATCGAGCAGGCCAAGGCCAAAATCAAAACCGCAATCGAGTCCAATGGATATACTGGTTTTTCCAATCCTGATTAGTGCTTTAGCGACCCTTGCGGTCGTGGAGTTCCGGGTGCTGCCGAATTGGTTCTACGCTTTGCCATTTGCCAAGCGGAAGCCGTTTTCGTGCATGACCTGCTTCGGGTTTTGGCTTGGGGTGTTGCTGACCCTGCCAACCTGCCAATGGTACTTGGCCCCTATCCTCGGCCTTGCCTCATCTGCCACCGCAATAATCATCCGGGAATGGACCTTCAAATGACAACCGACCAGTTCATCGTGGCCCAAAAGCACAGGAAGTACTGGGACCAATATGTGGCATCGCTGACCATGCGCTTACCACCCGATGCGGTTGGGGAACTGCAAGCCATCCTGACCGCTCACGGACGACCGCCCACAAACTGGTGGTGTGCGGACTGCGTAAAATCGGCTCTCCAATACATTTACCTTCAAGCGGACTTGTTTGCCGAAGCCAACCAAAACACCATAACCCACTCCCTGAATGCCCCTGCCAATCCCGAACAATAACGAAAGCAAAGAAGGATTTATCGGTCGCTGCATGAGCAATAACCAAACCAATGCAGAGTTCCCTGATACGGCTCAACGATTGGCGGTTTGCGGCTCAACGTGGGAGAATCACAAGAGGCAACAGTTCGAGTCATACTCCGACTACGGCCAAGAGATTCGGTCGAATGCCAAGCGAGGGATAGAATTGAACGAGCGGAACGGCAACAAGTGTGCGACGCAAACAGGTAAGGTCAGGGCGCAGCAACTCGCCAACGGGGAAGCAATTTCCCTTGAAACCATCAAGCGGATGCACTCCTACCTGTCCCGTGCTGAAACCTACTACGACAATGCAGACGACACCTCCGACTGCGGTTACATCAGTTACCTCCTGTGGGGTGGCAAGTCGGCTCTCTCATGGTCAAGAAATAAACTCCGAGAACTTGGCGAACTCAAAGGCGAAGGATGACCAAGCCCAAGTGCAGGCTCGGATGGACTCGCTGATGATGGTCATTACGACCCTCTGCGACTGCATCGGAGCGGTGGACGATTCTAACTCACCGAATGCATTTGCCGTGAAGATGAAGATAGTGGACAAGATTGACGAACTCATAGACAAAATCGAATACTAATGAAACGAGTACCCATAGGCACAATCAAGAACAACCCGAACAACCCGAGGGTTATTAAAGACGACAAGTTCAAAAAACTCGTGCAGTCCATCAAAGACCTACCCGAAATGGCCGAGGTTCGTCCCGTTGTGGTCAATACCGATATGGTCGTGCTTGGAGGCAACATGAGGCTTAAGGCCATGCGTGAGGCAGGATGGAAGGACGTGCCGATTCATGTTGTGGATTGGAACGAGGACAAGCAAAGGCAGTTTATCATTAAGGACAACGTAAGCGGAGGGGAATGGGATTGGGAGATGCTGGCAAATCAATGGGATGAATTAGAACTGCAGGAATGGGGACTTGACGTTTGGAAAGCCCCGGCAGAGGTTGACTACTCAATCTTAGATGAAGATGATTTAAGCGACCAAATTGACGGAATGGCATCAAACGTAATGAAGGCTATTCAAATTGAATTTGAACCCGAACATTACGAGCAGGCCTTTGAGTTGGTTAAGTTTTGGAGGCAGCAAAAACTTTACATTGGTGGCTTCTTGATGGAAAAACTTAAAGAAGAAAGGGAAAAACTGTGAGGTGTCTCGCTTTTATACCAAGCAAAGGGAGGCCCGACAACATAGCAAAAAATGTCGAACCTTTTATGCAAAGGCTTGGCATTGATTACAGGATATTTGTAGAGCCACAAGAAAAGGATATGTATAAGTTCAAGAACGTAATTGCCCTTGAACAAAACAACCAAGGGTTAGGATACTCAACCAAGTTTGCGAAAAAATATGCAGAAGAGAACGGGTATGACTTGGTTTTTAGGATTGACGATGACGTAAAAGGAATTGGGGAAATAGAGAAAGACTTAGACAAGATTGTTAAATCTTTTGGCATTCCAAAGGTAGGAGCCGTTGTTTTTCCTTATGACTTTGAATGGTACGCAAAGTCCGAAAAACTATTCTCAAAAAAGAACAAACGCTGCCAAACTTGCTATATAATTAGGACGAACCTTTTTAGGCCGGAATGCAGCATAAGCACTTTTGACGATTTTTACCAATATTTACTGCTCCGAAATGATGGCTATGACACGCTTTTTTGTTCAAGGCATCTTATTGAGTGCGCCCCGGTAGGCAAAGGCAAAGGCGGTCTTCAAGCGTTTGACCGTTCGGAAATGGCATTAAGGGAAATAAATATCTTTAAAAGTATTGACCCGACTATTGATGTTGTTTCAAAGCCCGATAAGCCTTGGAAGTTTGAGCCAAAATTCACGGACCGCAAATACAAAAGCAGTAAATTATGAAAAGAATAGACCTTGTCCAAGTTCAGCACTCCATAAAGATTGGGGATGATTGTCCATACATTGAGCCAAATGTAACCGAGGACTGCGTTCTTTACTCGGAAGGGGAGGCAATAGGCTTTTACTTGACAAAGATGCCCGAGAAAATGTGCAAACTTGCCGACTTGGCAAATCACGAATTACAATCAAAAAGGGTGCCAAAGCAAGGAACCAAAAGGTCCGAAAGTGCAGGTGGTATAGTTCAGGAGTCTTGCATTATTGGGAGCGTTCCACCTAAACCACACATGAAAAGACCCTACGCAAGTATAAGCAGCGTCCATCAAGTAGAGTCGGCCAAAACCTTTATTAAGGCCATGCTTCTTTTAGCCAGCGAAAGCGAGGGATTAATAAAGCAAATCCTGCCACATCAACATGAAAGGCAGTTGGAGTTATTTCAAGGAGTGCCAAAAAAGTGGAGATTTGCAAACCTTTTTACAAGTTCTATCTCAAACTTCAATATATCGGCTCAATTTCATAGGGATGGAGGCAACATAGTTGGGGCCGTGAATGTGATAATCTGCAAGAAGCACAACTCCAAAGGAGGCGACCTGCATATTCCTGACTACGGAGCAACCGTCGGCCAGCAGGATAACTCGATTTTAGTGTACCCGGCTTGGAGGAATGTTCACGGGGTTACGCCTATAATTCCAACCCATGAGGGAGGCTATCGAAATAGCCTTGTTTTTTACCCTTTAAAGGCCTTTGTAGGGCTTCAATAACTTCGGAGGAACATCGGTGCCAACCCAAGAAAAACAACCGCATGGTGGCTCTCTAACGAGGCCAAATAAGGGGGAGACAATGAACCCTAACGGTCGCCCCAAGAACTTGGAGAATTTGTTGCACGACCACTTCCTTGCTGAGCATAATCTTCGGCTCACGAAAGGGCAGGCACAAGCCATGATTCAAGTCATTCTCGGTAAAACCAAAAACGAGTTGATTGAAATGGCAAACAATAACGACCTTCCTTTTTGGGTTGCATTAATTGCCAAGAAGGCAAATCGAGATTGGGAGAAGGGCAGCATCCATATTCTTGACGTTTTGTTTGACCGGGTTTACGGAAAACCAAAAGAAGAGGTTGTTCAAGTAATCCACGAAAGGCCTATTTTTACAGGCATCAATCTCGATGTTCAAGGAAACCAAAGCGCAGGCGAAGATAGCCAACCTTAACAAAAGGGTCAGGGTTATTCAAGGAGGCACGTCTTCATCCAAGACTTTCAGCATTATTCCTTTGCTGATAACCTATGCGATTGATAATCCAAACTCCGAGATAAGCATCGTTTCCGAAAGCATCCCTCATCTTCGAAGAGGTGCGATGCGTGATTTCATTAAAATAATGGAATGGACTTCAAATTACAATCCTGACAACTGGAACAAAAGCAGTTTTACTTATCTTTTTAATAGCGGTTCGTTTATTGAGTTTTTTAGCGTTACCGAAGAATCAAAACTCCGAGGCGCAAGGCGTGATATCCTGTTTGTGAACGAGGCAAACAACGTCCCTTGGGAGGCCTTTCATCAACTATCAATTCGCACCAAAAAGTTTATTTACATCGACTATAACCCGACCGCTGAGTTTTGGGCGCATACTGAATTGGTTGGAAAAAATGATACCGATTTTGTTATTTTAACCTACAAGGACAATGATGCTCTTGACCCTGCTATCATCCGAGAGATTGAGAAGGCCAAGACCAAAGCCGAAACGTCTGCGTATTGGGCGAACTGGTGGAAGGTCTACGGCCTTGGTCAAGTCGGGACGCTTCAGGGTGCGATATACGAGGACTTCGAGGTGGTGGAGGGTATAGATGTCAGCCGTGCGAAATTCGTCGCCCTTGGGCTTGACTGGGGCTTTAGCAACGACCCTACGGCCTTAGTCGCTATCTACCGGCAAGGG